ACGGCCCTGCAGAGATCCGGATACAAGAAACATAAGAAGTGTGAGCTGTGTGGGTTCAGGGCACAGAAACAATCTCAACTGGATGTGTTCTTTGTGGATGGGAGTATGAGGAATACCGCGACTACTAATCTAAAAACTGTTTGCGCCAATTGCCAACGGTTGGGCAGTGTCCGTAGACTTGGATGGCGTATTGGTGATCTTGTTGCTGACGATTAGATCGTCAACTTGTTGGTGTAATTCTTCCAGTGTTCCGTCGTTCTTGATAACATAATCAAACTCTGATTTTGCCCATGCATATTCCGAAGAGTGAATGCCCGAGGGTTTGATATTACCTTCAACATAGCTTGTAAACCAATCAGGATCTTGTCCTCTTTTTACAAGTATAATGTTGCCTCCGGATTCCTTGATCATCTTGATTTCATTTTCAAATCTTGTATCTGATATCACCGTTGGTTCACCCTTGTATCTGGCCATGCAACTGTCAATCCATATGCCATCATGCATATTCTGACGCATTACTTCTGTGCCAAAGTGTTGTAGCACCCAACGAGGTGTTACATCTTTATTAAATCTTTTACTCCAAAAAGCATCAGGCCGTTCTCTCCATTCTCTGCTTTCGGCTGTCTTGCCTTCCAGCATTTCTCTGTCCCAATTGAACATAGAACTTACTGCATCTTTTAAACTTTTTGCGAATGAATCTTTTTTGAAATTATGTTCTTGTACTAGTCTTTCTGCGACTGTGTCCTTACCAGAACTTATTAAACCTACTATGCCTATTAACATAGACTTATTATACTATTTTTTTAAACGTTTTTCAATCTCTTTTTTAACATCATGGATCTGTGTTAATACCAGTTTACGCATACTTAATTTTCCCTCTTTCAGGGCGTGTATGGCAATGTTCTCTAGGTCATCGACCATGTCGGCCAATTCGTCTAGTGTGCATTTGGTAAGTTTTTTGTATCTGTCGTCTATCATGATACTAGTATTTAAAATAATACATGTAAGAATTTACCGGTAATAGAAGTTAACCGATAATGAAACTTGTTGGACTCCCGCCTTCTTGGAAATTGCCTATGTCTGCCTCGAGTCTGTCCATCTCTGCCTGGCCTTCATTCTTCAATGCATCACCGTTCAGTGTTGTTCCACCTTGTGGTCCTGCTATGGTATTGAATTTTCCCCTTGCTTCTCCCAACATGAGTTTAGATACTGCAAGTGTGTAATCTCTGATCCATGGTTTAGAATAGATGTCCTTGAACAGCGTTATGTCAGGTCTGAAATTGTCAGTGTGCATAAGGACTGTTTCGTCGTCCGCCCTGGGTCTCTGTGTGATAGTTAATTTCTTTGTTGCCACGTCAAAATGGAACTGTATGAAACTACCAAACATCTTACCTACTAATTCCTGGTATGATGCAAACGCATAGTAAGTGGCCAATCCACCTGTTGCTCCCGCTTTTAACAGATAGGTGTTTGTGTAGGCCAAGTTGAAAGGTTCGAACAGTGTTCCGCCTTCGCCACCTTCTGTCCTGGATCCAACACTTCTCCTGTTGAGATTTCTCACATTGATAATCTCATCCGGTAAAATGTATGTGTTCTGATTTTTCTTTAATTGAAGAAAAGCATAAGATTCTTCCACAGCGTTTGATGATCTTTGTCTGAATTTGTTGACTGCTCTTTCCAGCGCCGTTTGATAGTGTTTAGGGTCTAATTCAACGTCAATCATACCGTCACCTAGGTTGTTCTTGACGTAATCAAATATTTCTTGTTGTCCTGTTTGTAGTTCTGACATACTCATATTTATTACCTTTGCCTGTGCAATAAATATGTATGATATGCCAAGATTGTCCATTTTTAAGCCTGAAAAAGGTAATGACTACAAGTTCTTCGATCGTAACATCAAGGAGATGTTCGTTGTTGGAGGAACCGATCTACATTTCCACAAGTACATAGGCCCCTACGATCAGGGAGACACAAACAAGGACGGAGAGGCAAGTCCTACAAATCCTCAGTATTCCGGAGACTCATTAAACGAGAGAACCATACAGGATTTACTTTTCCTAGAGAACAGGGACAGGAAATATGCAGATGATATTTACATCGTGAGGGGGATTTACAATGTGCAAGATGCAGATTTCAACCTTTCACAGTTTGGTATGTTCTTACAGAACGACACACTATTTTTAACAGTACACCTGAACGACATAGTTGAAAGATTAGGCAGGAAACCAATGGCAGGTGATGTCATAGAATTCCCGCACATGAAAGAAGACTACTCGTTGGACGAGAGCATACCGATCGCATTGAAAAGATACTATGTTGTGGAGGATGTTAACAGGGCGGCGGAAGGATTTTCGCAAACATGGTGGCCACACCTGTTGAGATTGAAGATGAAGACCATGGTAGACTCACAGGAGTTCAAAGACATCATAGGTGATGCAACCACAACAGGATCCCTTGCCAGTTACATGTCAACATTCAACAAAGAAAAAACAATTAACGATCAAGTAGTTGCACAGGCAGAAGCAGATGCACCCAAGTCAGGATTCAACTATAAGCAGTACTATGTTGCACCCATAGACGAGAGAGGAAATATTAGGACAGAAAATGTTAACACAGAAGAACAAAGAGCAAGTGGTGACAAAACTGTTAATGCTACAATAGACACACCGGCAAGTTCGCACTATGGCTTCTACATGGACGGCGATGGGGTCGCACCAAACGGACACCCGGCCGGATTTGGAATATCTTTCCCAACATCGGGTGTTGACGTTGGTGATTATTTCTTGAGAACAGATTACTTACCTAACAGATTATTCCGTTATGACGGAACCAGATGGGTTAAAATAGAAGATTCCGTTAGAATAACTACAACTAACAATAATTCGAGAGCAAACTACAAAACAAGTTTTGTTAACGATGCAACAAGTTCAACGATAAATGGTTTGACAGTAACACAGAGACAATCGTTGTCTGATGCTCTGAAACCAAAGGCGGATAATTAATGAAAATAAACGAAATCACTGAAGAAATTGTAAATCGTCAAAGCATTATAGATGCTATGGTGGCCAAAAATTGGCCACAAGCACTGCAGGACGAAATGGCAGATGAGTGGGTGTTAAAACAACCCAGCCAGGATGGTTTGAGTTTTGTAAATGGATTAGACCTGCAGTCTAACGCTCCTCAGATAGTTTCGATACAAACGCTGTTGCAAAATCAAAAAAATCAAGACACTATTTCCAGAACCCCACAACAGGTGGTAGATATTATCAATAAAAAATGGAAAACCAATTTTAAGTCAGACTCCACAAAACAGTTTGACAGAAATCCACAAAGATATGTGAAATACATGAACATGCCCGCGGCGACAGCCAAGCCTTCAATTTCCAGTGATGGTGAAATAATAATGGGTGTTGGCAGATTCATTGCCGCCCTATTACGAGGAGACAAGCAACTGAAAGTGTGGAATTTAAAAAGAAACAGTAAGGTAACAATATAATGCTACACTTTTACGAAGGACAGGTAAGGAAATTTTTAACTCAATTCATCAGGATTTTGAGTAACTTTTCTGTGGAAACAGGCCGAGGTAAAGATAATTCTATACAGTTAAGAGCTGTTCCGGTAGTTTACGGAGATCCTACAAGACAAGTTGCAAGTATAATCAGGAACAATTCTGAGAACGCATTACAGTATGTTCCAAAGATTGCGTGTTACGTTAGAGAACTGAACTATGACAGGGAAAGAATGCAGAACCCCTATCACATTGAAAAACAACATTTAAGAGAAAGGAATGTTGATGCAGACGGAAATTACACAAGCGAAATAGGTGCAGGATACACGGTCGAGAAAGTTATGCCTTCTCCCTTTAGATTGGAAGTGACTGCAGACATCTGGAGTTCAAACACAGACCAGAAATTACAGATCATGGAACAGATATTATACCTGTTCAATCCAGACTTCGAGATACAAAAATCAGACAATTACATCGACTGGACCAGCTTGAGCTACGTGGAACTGACCGGTACAACGTTCTCATCGAGGACCATACCCGTTGGGGCTGACTCTGAGATCGATATCGCTACATTGACATTTTCAATGCCAATATGGATATCACCTCCTGTGAAGGTCAAGAAACTGGGAGTTATACAGAAGATCATAATGAGCATCTATGATGACGATGGCGGAATAACAAAAGGGTTAATAGACGGTACACTAACATCGAGGAGTTTCATCACACCAAACAATTTTGGATTGCTGGTGACTGGGAATCAATTGAGATTACTGGGGTCTACAGGAACAAGTGTGACATCGGGAGGAGACGGATTCCAGACAGGAGCGAATGAACCATCTAATTTTGATCCATTTGAGACATTTGGTCCAGCAGTCAACTGGAAAACATTACTAGACCAGTATGGTAAAGTGACCAACGGCACAT